ATCCAAAAATGGAATACACAATTGCAAAAAAGTTGGAAGGTTTTGCTGTCCCCAAAATGTACTTGTATAAAACATGTGACAACAAAGACATTCTCTATTCCGAATACATTAGAGGACAAGAACTTAACAAATGGTTCGAAACTAGACCCACCCTAGAAGCGACAAAGTCTGTTATGGCGCAAGTGCTATATAACCTGTACCGCATTCAGGAAAAGTATCCAGGGTTTAGGCATCACGATCTTCATGGTGGAAATGTTTTAGTGCGCCCAGTTCCCAAGAAGGATATTCAAATTAAGTTGAAAGACAAAAAATATACAATTTCTAATGGTGGTGTTGAGGCGGTGATAATTGATTTTGGATTTTCTGTATTTCCTCGAATTAAGAATCCTCTCATTAATACCAACAATTACAAAAACATCGGAATCTCTAGAAAGTCTGATAAGTTTTATGATTTACACTTTTTTTTGAACACCATGTATGGTCTGACGATACAACCTCATAACATGACAGAAAGACGCGTGAAATCTCTCGTACAGTCTCTATTATCACCCGAATATCTGGATAGAATGTCAGAAAAGGTTAAGATGTACAGGCTTCGCGGTAATAAGAGTCATACGATTCCAAGTTTTGAGACTGTTCTCTCGAAACCTTTCTTTACTGGTGAAACAGCCTTACAAATGGTGATCCCCGTGAAGAAATCCCAACCACGAGTTATCATACAAGCTCCTAAACCTATAACACCAGTCAATCAAAAAGCGGCGATGGCTCGCGCGATTGCGGCGATGAAAGCAAAACCAAAACTTGTTATCCGTCGAAAATAAATGTTCAGTTATGATATAAAACAATGCTCGCGTTCATTATTCTCGCACTGATCAACATCATTATTCTCATGAAGACTGGACAGGCCACGAAGGTTGTGGAGGGTTGGACTGTTTACGGGACCATGGGTTGTGGTTGGACTCGTAAGCAGTTAGAACATATGAAGAAGAGTGGTAAACCTCACACTTTCGTCGATTGTGACAAAGAGGGGTGCAAAGGTATGGATGCGTATCCCACTCTTGTCAGCCCCGAGGGTGAGAAGACTGTTGGGTACAAGGAAGTTTAAATGCCACGCACAACCTGGAGGGAAAGTGCGAGAATGAAAGCATCAAGCAAGGTGTTGAGGGGCTTGAGCACGGTGATGTGTTTCACGAGAGACCGGTTCCATACGAGACGGAGGAGGAACGTGCTGACGAGTACGGTAAGCACAAAGACGAGGAGCTCGGTGAACGCGTCAGACTTGGATTGAGCCTTGGTAACTTCTTGAATCATTTGTTATGTACTGATATTTTTTTCTGGTTACATTACAAATGAAGGGACCGCCACCGAGTGGTTCCGAGCCTCTGTATACGAATCGGAGGTGGGGAACGACGACGGGTATTGGTAATAATAACTGTTACGCCTATGCAGTGGGTGACTATGAAGCATACAGGTGGCAAAAGTCTATTCCTGGTGACCGATCGGGACTCTCAAATGGAAATCATACGTATACCCATTGCACAGGTCTTCCAAACCGTGTCGTCTCCGATAACCCTAAGAAGGTGTACAGGGTCGACGCTACTGAAAAGTGTAAAAAGGGATACTATAAAGTTATGATGTTTGTGTCGCCTGGGCGTCCAATGAATTACATCCGTCAAGGCGATTTCCACTTTTACAAACAACATAGTGTAATTGAGTATAAAATCAAACCAGGTGATACCGCTGTATCCGTTTCCAAATTCTTCAAGGTTCCAGTGTCGCGGGTATCGAAGGCTGGTTCGTTTAAAGTTGGTAAGCGTATCCTATTCAAGGCGACCGTATTCAGTCACAAGCGTGGGTGGGCTACTGGACCACTTCTGACTGATGCGAAGGGGAAGGCTATAATGGATCCCCGTAAAGCTTCGCGGAACTATCCAGGTCTAAACTATGAAAAGTACTGTTCATCCTTCTGCGTGAAAAACACTGGGATCAAAGTCGGTAAGACTCATCCCAAGGTCCGTAAGAATACTGTCTAGGTCGGGTAAATTTTCGACATCAAAATTGATATCAAATAGGTCTAGTATGTCAAATATAGATTCTTCGTTCAAGGACACAGAGTTTGCCTCTGCTGTGTAATTGTTTTGAATCGTCACCGTGATTTTAAACGGAGAAGCATCAAATACCTTTCTACAAGTTGGACATGTATTCTTACCTCGGTCTTTCCATCCCTGTAGACAGTGGGAATGAAATATATGTCCACATCGGATCGGAGGATTTGTCCTCGTCGATCTGACTTCACCGAGACATATAGAACACGTCGACATTCTATAGGGAGGATTTAAAGTTTTTTTCGTGATTTCGCTCAGTTAATAGACATCGGGCATCTTGAGGAGGGGTACGTTGCAATCGTTGCAGTTCGCCTTACCCTGTTGCTCCTGCACTTGGGTCATCACTTGGGGGCCCTGCTTTTGGAGGAGTTGGCGGTACGAATAGTTGTCCTCGAATGAAATATTGTTCTGTTTCATGATATAGTTGTTAAAGAGTTGGGCTGAAGAGTTCATGGTGAAACACCGACCGTCGGCCATACCAAGTCGCTGAGACATTTTGTTATTATTACATCAGAAATTAATTTGTCGGTTCGTAATCGTCTTCATCCAAGATTCAAACCCCTTCTCTCTGAGCTTTTTGATAAAAGGGTCACATTTGTACCCCAAGAAAATATCAAAGACGTCAGTCTCCTCTGTACGAGACACTCGAATATCATCATTTTCATTGATGTGCTGGTTGATGATATTGTAAGCAAATGCAATCTCTTTTAGAGTCTCTGCACCAGTAATAATAATCTTCCCAGTACTGAAGATACTGCAAGTAATCTCTTTCATCTCATGGGCTGGTTTAAATTTAATTTTCACCGCCGAGTATCTATCTGGTTCGAAAGAAACCTTGAAGATGTCATTGTACTCTTCGAACCAGTCAGCCACCTTCATGAGGTTGACATTGTAGTTGAGACTAAAGTTAGAGTTGATCATGACAACTCGAAAGGAATCACTGGAAATACTACTTTCCATATCCAAAAAAGTCTTGAAGATCTGGATGAGTTGGGTGATGATACGCTTACAGTCAAAGAGGTCACAACACCCCGCAACTTGAATACTTCCATTGGGGAACACTTTTACAGACTTGGTACTGTACGTGTCATGGTAGGTGAGTGTCACCTGGTTATAAAATGTAGTGGGTTTCAGTGTCCACTCAAAACCATCAGTGTTCGTCCCCTCGCGTCGCATCTTATAGGAACCGATCCTCTCGAAAGTGCTTCGGAGTCGCTTTATGTCAATCACTTGCATAAAGCTCGAGACCATAGTGATCGTCGTAATCTTTATCCATGAGGGTCGGGTCTCATCTGGTAAAGCTTTTCGTATATCTTCGAGGGTCAATAGGTACGAAAAACTGTTGTTGGCGATTGAAGAATACATTTTTATAGCATAGTTTTACAGCTACGATTGATCTACTTAGGTGTTTAAAGAAAACACTCACCATAAATCTAGATGACTTCCTTTATCCGTTCTGCTAAACATGTACATGATGTTGAGTCTGACCTTTCATACGTTGAAATCGTATATGACCGATATATGAAAGGAAAGGGGTACTCAACTTTCACGGATTATATCAACACAGAACCACTTGCAGATTGGATACACCTCCAATCCGGGAAGCACTCGATTCCTTACGAAAAGTTTCTCGATTCAATGGTGAAAAAAACGATTGAGGTTAGACAGAGAATGGCAGAGCTTGTACTCGAAAATATCATGGTTTATGAACAGTCTAGTAAGGTATATGTACGAATTGCGCATGCTACAAAGATCATTGATCCAACATTCCAACCACCCCGTGTAAATATGGAGAGTGCTTGGCAGATGGAGTTTATCAAGAAGTTGTGTAAGAAGTATATTCCCCACGCTATTCAGGAATGTACGAAAAAGTCGAGACTTGAATACTTCTTCAACGTCTTACGTATAATAGAGTTAGAACAATAAAAAGGAGGACTAAAAATATCCAAAGGTATGGAATACTTTTGTTCGAGACACCCACTACAATCTTCTGTTGGGGTCGGTCTCGTGTAAAGCCGTAATCAATGTTACGTTGGGGGCGCACCTTTTTCTTAATGAGACAAGGTTTAGTCTCATCAGCACAAAGACCGGTACTACAGAAGACACTTTTCTCGGCCACTGGTACTCCAGTAGACTTCTTCACCTCGACAAAATCCGCAAAATCACCTGTCTGTCGCACACCCCCTGGAAGGGAGAAGTCGTGTGTAACAAATGGGTTCACGTCATTAATGATATTCTCGTCGTTGAGCATAAACTTACTCATCGCTGTTAGTACTACTTCACATTATAATTTTTGTCCTTCATTTTATATTTATGTTCTTCCCACATTTTATCTAAATCAACATTCAACATGTGCGCCAATTGGAAGAGATAACTAAATACATCCCCCATTTCCATCATGACATCAGTACCCCGCTCCTTCTTGAGGTTTTGTTTCTTGAACGTTTTCTTGTACTGTCTGATCGCAGATGCGAGCTCACCAACTTCTTCCGAGAGTAAGAGCCATACCGTATCCAACGGGGCACGATCCCATCCCTTGGATCTACACACTTTCTCAGTTTCCACTTTGTAATAGTTTAGGCTCATGACTTATTATTCTTTGGGTTCCAATCTTTAATTGATACCAATCTTGTTGTTGAAGTCAATCTTCTTTCCGTAGGTACTGGTATTGACTGGCTGATCCAGGGGAACACTAATTGTATCGATGTCACGGGTATACGCGATGTATTGGGACACACCGGTTTGGATTTGGGACAGGGCGGTGGTGATGACACGAGTGTTAATCTCCCTGACCTGTTCATTCACTCGACTGTATTGATCACCGGAGTTGTTGATAAACACCATTCGCATGATACCATAGAGATCATCTGGGTTTTGGTAATCGATGGCAATGCCTGTATTGTTCTTGAACGTCTGACGGATCCCACGCTGGAGAAGATTTTTATTGAAATCGGAAAAGAAAAGAGTATTCAATGGAGTCTCACACTGCTGAAGAGAATCAAGGTGTAGGTTATCACACATTTAATATAGTCGCCGAAAAAAATTGTGTGTGAATAGTAAATGGTGAACTTCGCTGACTTTAACGAAGTGTATGCCAGCAAGCCCCCAACGTATGAGGAAATCCCGTGCCAACCCCCAACCTGCTTCGTTGGTTCTTACCCTCCCGTGGCCAAGGCTGGTGAGATGGGTCCATTCTTCGTGAACACCTACCTACTCCAACCCAACCGAAAGTTTGAAACTTTTGGAACCGTCTCCGTGAGGAGCGGGGATCTTGAGTGCAAGAAGTAAGTTAAAAATAAAATTAGAACTTTAGATATATGAGGGTCATTAAACGCTCAGGTCGTATTGAGGAAATGAAATTTGACAACGTCACCAATAGGATCAAGAATTTAACATATGGACTCTCGGAAAAATGCGACTCTTCTAAGGTTGCACAACAGGTATTTTCTTCTATGTACGATAATATTACTGCACAGGAGATCGACACACTCTCCGCTGAAATTTGTGTTGGTATGATCACATCCGAACCAGATTACGAAGTTCTCGCCACCCGTATTATCGCCAGTAACATCCAAAAGGTTTGCCCCAATAACTTTCATCTCGCCATGAAGAAGCTCCAGAAGGCCGGTGTCGTCACAGACGAAATTGTTGAAGTTGCACAGCAAGTGAAGGATGAAATCAAACATGATAGGGACTTTGATTTTGGGTACTTCGGTCTCAAAACACTCGAAAAAAGTTATCTTCAACGCGTGGATGGCAAGCTGATCGAAACACCCCAGTACCTCTTCATGCGTGTTGCCATCGGCATTCACGGTAAGGACATCACTTGTGTACTCGAGACCTACGATAAGATGTCACAAGGTCTCTTCATCCATGCCACCCCAACCCTATTCAACGCTGGTACACCCAGACCCCAAATGTCATCCTGCTTCCTCATCGCCAACAAGGAAGACTCCATCGACGGTATCTATGGAACCCTCACTGAATGTGCCCAAATTAGTAAATGGGCTGGAGGTATCGGGATGCATATCCATGATATTCGTGCCAATAAGTCTCGCATTCGGGGAACCAATGGTCAATCAGACGGTATTATTCCCATGCTCAGGGTTTTCAACGCCACGGCACGGTACGTGAACCAGGCTGGTCGCCGTAAAGGGTCGATTGCCGTGTACATCGAACCATGGCACGCCGATATCATGGATTTCCTTGAACTTCGTCTCAATCAAGGGGATGAAGAAGCTCGTTGTCGCGATCTGTTCTCGGCTATGTGGATTCCCGATCTCTTCATGAAGCGGGTCGAAGAAGGTGGTAAGTGGTCACTCTTCTGTCCGGACACAGCAAAAGGTCTTTCTGATGTCTACGGTAAAGATTTTGAAGAGTTGTACACCAAGTACGAGGAAGAAGGACTCGCACACACGACTATTCCCGCCGCTGAAGTATGGAAGGCAATTCTCAAGTCCCAAACCGAGACTGGAACACCGTACATGCTGTACAAGGATGCATGTAACGCGAAGAGCAACCAGAAGAATTTGGGTGTGATTAAGAGTTCAAATTTGTGTACTGAGATTATAGAGTACACGAACAAAGATGAGACTTCTGTGTGCAACCTGGCCTCCATCGCACTCCCCAAGTATGTCAATAAGGACACCAAGACATTCGATTACGAAAAACTCCATGAGGTCACCAAGACTGTCACGAAGAATCTCAATCGGGTCATCGATCGAAACTTCTACCCCGTGGAGACTGCGAGGCGTTCCAACATGAAACACCGTCCTATCGGTATGGGTGTACAAGGTCTCGCGGATGTGTTCATCCTCTGCGGTCTCCCATTCGATTGCGAAGAGTCTCGTCTCATGAACGCACACATCTTCGAGACGATGTACCACGCGGCGCTCGAGGCATCTTCAGAATTGGCTGAAGTGGATGGGTCCTATGAGAGTTTTGAGGGATCCCCAACATCCCAAGGTATTCTCCAACCCGATATGTGGGAGGGTGAGACCAAGTTCAGTGGTCGCTACGATTGGGATGCTATGCGTGTACGTGTGAAGACCAAGGGACTTAGGAACAGTCTCCTCATGGCCCCCATGCCCACGGCATCTACAGCTCAAATTCTTGGTAACAATGAATGTTTCGAACCCTATACGACTAACATTTACCTGAGACGCACACTCGCCGGTGAATTCGTGGTCGTGAACAAGCACCTCGTCGATGATCTCAAGAAAGTTGGTCTCTGGTCAAAAGAGATGAAGGACCTGATGGTGAAGGCTGGTGGATCTATCCAAAACATCGTGGATATCCCGGAGAACATCAAGAAATTGTACAAAACGGTATGGGAGATTAGTCAAAAATGTATTATCGACATGGCAGCTGATCGTGGTCGGTTCATCGATCAGTCTCAATCTATGAATCTTTTCATTGAAAGTCCCACAATGTCTAAACTGTCATCGATGCACATGTACGCATGGAAAGCGGGTCTCAAAACTGGTATGTATTACCTTCGGTCTAAAGCTAAGGCGCGACCAATTCAATTCAGTTTAGAACCTGATTGTGTCGCATGTTCAGCTTAAAGTTTAGACGAGTCTAGTGTATACATGGACAAAGCACTAGAAAACCTCCAAATTAATGAATTCAATAACCGAAAAATTGTCATATGCACTAAACAGGGGACCCCATTCCGTGTGCAACTCCCCCGTATGTACATGCCCTTTGGTGTCTCCGGATTCACACCCGAAGTTGGACCCACCAAGTACAATATCGATTTCGCTATAAAAGGTCATGACGAAGAGGAAAGTTACATGCATACGTTTTACAAATCACTTCGAAATGTAGAGGACAAAATAATCGACGCGGTCGTCGAACAGAGTGAAGTTATTTTTGGATCTACGATGACCAAGGAGGCGTTACTCCCAATGTTTAACTCAAATGTCAAAGAGTCCCCCGGTCGTGAGCCAAAGTTTCGTATCAAGGTTGATACGACTATGGAAGATCAAATTAAGGTGAATGTTTTTGATGGAGATAAAAATACAAAAAAAGATGAAGTAACGAATGGTCTCTATGCAAGAAATTCGGGACATGCTATTGTTGAACTCAATAGTGTGTATTTCTTGAACAGAAAGTTTGGGTGTACCTGGAAACTGCATCAACTCGTAGTCTACGAACCACAGAATCTTAAAGGGTTTCAATTTCTCATTTAGATTTATTCAAAAGCAAAATACTATAAACAGCCTGAGCCTCCTTAAGCAATTTACCTTGCACCCTGGTAAATTTCTTTGGGTCCATGCCTAACTTAATCTTAGCCACTTTAACAGACTCTCCCCACTTCGCGAGGGTCATCTTTACTTACTAGCTTTGATTATTTTTTTGTAGGTCTTGCTACCCTTCTTGGGGACCAGGCAGAAGGCATCCTTCTTCTCAGCCTTCTCCGTCGCGAGATCAATGAACGCCTGAAACTTGGGGTTCTTCTTAAGCGACTTTTTCGCCGCCTTGCTCGCCGCCTTCGAGATAATACGACCATCTTTCATCGTCAAATCTTTCTTCGCGAGACCGCCGGAGGTATTGTCAGCATTGCCGTGGAAAACTTCAGCGCGGGAACCAATCATCTTTATCTTACGCTTTGAAAATTTTCCTGATGTCCAAGATGGAAATCTTTGCTGATGTCCTGTTGACAGGGATTTGTTTTTCAATTCGTTCATCGTTAAGCACTTTTGAACACACAATAGACTTATGCCCCTGGAGTGCCATCATTTCCTGCTCAACACTCACAAAACGCGCACACTCTTTGTATACCAATTTTTTGACATAAACAGGATTGGTTTGACCCGTCCTGTGACTCCTCCCCACGGCCTGTAGCTCAGTCGCCGGATTCCATGATGGACCTGTAATATATACACGCGTTGCTTCTTGGAGGTTGAGACCTTGACCCCCAGCTTTGATTTGGATAATGAAGACAGCCCCTGGTGCAGCCTTCTTGAAACCATCAATCTGCTTGACCCGCTCCTCTTTAGGGACTGACCCATCGATGCGAAATACAGGTCTTTCCATGTTCTTCTGGATGTGATTCATCTCCCCCCGGAATTGACAGAAAATGAGGGTCTTCTCACTGGGATGGGACTTGACCATCTCGAAAAGAGTCTCCATCTTCTTGGAACGTCCAACCCATTTCTCCGCTTTTGTACCAGTTTGTTTGGCGACACCATCAATGTACATTTGTGGATGTATCATCACTTGTCGAGCCCTCAAAAGACACTCCAAGATGACCATGTTCTTGGCATTCAAACTCTGTGCATGTCTAAACGCATCACGGATCGTCTCTTGTGCCTCGAGGAACACAATCTCATAGAGCTGTTTCTCATCTGGGTACATCTCAAGTTCCACATTCTCAAAGTGACATGGTGGCAAACGAAGACGCTCACTGATTTGGGCCAAGTCTTCCTTTGTGCGTCGAAGGATATAGATATCTTTGATCTTGTTCGTCATACCCTGTACAACTACCTTTGAAAGACCTAGAAAAGTACACAGAGACACGAAATCCTCCATGGAGTTGAACACTGGCGTCCCTGTCACAATCCACTTGATTTGGGTCTGGAGGCGACACACACTCTTGAAAAGTTTGGACTTATTGTTACGAATCTCGTGGGCTTCGTCAAGAATGACACGATCCCACTCAATCATATGGAGAGGTGTCTTCACATCCGCCTTCCCCCCTTTTGTCGTCAATAGTGTGTATGGTGCGAGTGTCACATCAGCCTCTTTGATTCTCCTATCTGGACCGTCAAAAACATTGATCGTCAAATTGGGAGCAAATCGGTTGATTTCTTCCACCCATTGGGTGATAATAGATTTGGGAACGATGATGAGGGTATGAGGCTTTGGGTTTCCAAGCATAGTAGCAATTAACTGGATGGATTTGCCAAGACCCATTTCATCGCATAAGAATCCACCCTTGGGTCCTGACGATTGTGCTTCCATCGTGAGCATCCAGAGAACACCTTCGCGCTGGTAGGGGGCGAAAAGCCTACCATTGAGTGTGTTCTTAGCAAGCGTGTATTGGTCTTCAGTCGTCATTGTAATAATCTTCGTCGGGGAGTAGCTCCACTTCACAGATAATTGGTTCGGGTTCTTTTTTCTTACGAGTCTTCTTCAACTTAGGTGGCGGAAGTTCATCTAGGTGCTCCCTAAAGTAGAGGACCTTTTCCCAAAATTCCTTCATAATTGGGTAGTTGGTTTTCCACCATTCGGGGTCTCGCTTAACATTAACGACATCAAATTCTTCGGGTTTAGGCCAATTGGTCTCGGCTGGTTTATATTGAATAAAATCTGCTTCTTCTAAGTCTAAAATCTCCATACACAACTGAAGCTGGGGCATATAATGAATGGGGACTTCACCAGGTACAATCTGTCGCATAGGGGGGCATTTAATCTCCACCAATTTCCCAGATTCGGAGACGCCATCGGGACTCCCACCGAGCCATTTATGAACCGGATGGGGACAAAGGCCAAGCTCATGGACGACTTCATTATGTCGTTCTTCATACAGAATACGAGCCTCATCTTCGTATTTTTCACCGTGTTTTGTGGCTGCATTACCGAAGAAGGGAATCCCACGACCACACTTCTTGAGTAACAATTCAGCGGGCGTTTCATATTTATTCACACCTATAGCTGTAGCTGCGTCACTCGCTGTAAGCATATTTCCGCGGAGAGCAAGCCATTCCTCACTTTTCTGAGCGGCGAATTCAATTTCAAGTAGCGCTTTAACATTAGGATGCATCTTCTTACATTAATTAAAGTTGTAGTTTTTAAGTTCTTCTTGCACATGAAAGTAACTGCACGCTGCGTTTTGTTCAGCTTGTTTCTTACTCTTTGCGACACCCCTAGCAACAAAACCGTCATTGATGTAGATATCAATGTAGAACAATCCCTCGTGGTGTGCAGCTACTCTGTACTCTGGTAGAGGCCAGTTTTGAACTTGACAGTGACGCATGAGATGATCCTTAAAGTTATCATCCACCATGATAGAGTTCATGTCCACATATTTGGGATCTTGGTATATCCTAAGGATAAACTCCTTTGCGTGAAGAAGACCCAGATCCATGTATAGAGCCCCTATCAGGGCCTCAAAAACATCCTCCAAAATCTTGGGGTTATTGTTCCAGTTATTTCTTAACCCCTTTTCATCCATGATGACGAGAGGGCCTAGACCTAATGCATCTGCAATTTTAGCGAGGGTTTCACCGCGTACAAGCTTTGTACGAGCTTTCGTGAGGAAACCTTCTTGCTTACTTTCATGTCTATCAAATAAAAACTTAGTGATGACAAACCCGAGGACCGAGTCACCAATAAATTCGAGTGTTTCAAAGGACTCTGTAAATTGTTCATACTCCTTGAGAGCAGATTTATGCGTAAAAGCTCTTTGGTACAAAGCAAGGTCTTTTACTTTTGTACCAACAAGTTGTTCAGCGCTCTCCTTTGTAAGGAAAGTCACCATGTTTTAGTATAGAATGTGTTTATTTTTTAAGCCTCCTTCTTGATGTAGTGCGGGCTGAGGTACTTCTGTAAGTTAAGGTAAGTCACCACAACGTCGGCGGGGGGTGCGAGTAGGTCGCGGAGTGTGTCGTCGAGTACGATTTGGCGACCGTTGTCGGGGTGCTTGAGACCCTTTTCGGTGATGTACTTGTTAATGAACTTGGTCACTTCCGAGCGGGAGATGAGTTCTTCAGCTGGAAGACCGAGGAATGTGCGCAACTTAGGCGTCACATCTTGCTTGCGGTTGAAGCCGTTGTTGGCAGCGCGAGCCTTAGCCTTCTCACCATCAGGATCCTCTTGAGTGTTCTTGACCTTACGAACAAGTTTGGTCAGGTTCTTAATATCGTTGCGGAGGGCGGCAATTTCGACTTCAATGGTTTCAAGAGACATTATATCTTTCTTACCTGCTTAATCTTTAAGTGCCTGAAGAAGTAGATAATAGACACGGTCACAATCAGCCATAGTAAAAAGACAAATCTACGATTGCTCAATGTGACAAAAGTTGCCCTGTCTATATAACGGAAAGGTTGTCTAGACCCATCATCAGGACATCCACCCGCACAACAGTCACTCGGGCATGGCACGACATTTGGTCCTTTCCTCACACCACAAAATTGTTCCTTCTCACCTGTGTATGAATAGCAGCGACATTCTTCGATGACGTTGCATACCATTTATTATATCGTGATATAATAATGGATGATAAGATTTATTCAAAGGCTGCGATTGATAAATTTATGAATGAAAATTTATTTTTCAAGGATGCTAAATTGAAAAAATACTACGATCGAAACTTACAGAGAGACTTTGGTAAGTTCCGTGCCCGGGTCAAAAGTACCCACACTGATAAAGATTTCGAAAAGATCATATATGTATTTGTGACGGATTCCATTCGCGATATCATATTGGACACGATCGGGGATCTCACACAGTTCCTGAGTTCCTCGGGCGATCTCATCGTAAGTGGGGGTGAGGCATTCAATTTGTACGTGGATTTCAATGATCGAATCATCACGAGTGATATTGATGCAAAGTTTGTACCCAGACTTCCAATGAATGATACATACTTTGGAAAACTTCAAGCGGTCAAACTCTTACTATGGAACAAACTAGGAGAAATAGCGAAGCGTCTCAATTTACGTATTAAAAAGCGAATTATGTTGATGCAAACGATACACTCCAAATTGTTTAAGTTTTTGGGGATTGGTTTCAAACAGACGGGTCCGTTCGTTACACGGAGATACTCCTTGATTAAGAAAAAGAAGACTTCCAATAACAATCGACCTGGTAAGGGTGATATCTTCATCGATGTAGAACTTTTTGCACTCGATTTAAACATGCGACTTTTCTCCGCAAAATCTAACAAGATCGAAGACTTCAACATGGGTGGTATTCTCGACATTCCGTTCATGCGACCCAAAGAGTTTGGATATGAAGTGGCACTCACGAAAAAAAGGGGTGTGACGTATCGTGATGTGGTCACTGGTAAATTGACCAATGATAAGCGTATACTTGTCGCGAGTAAGGAATTTCTTATTGAGGATATCTATTTGATGCATAAACTCCGTCTTCGCCCAGAGAAAAAGGAAAAGGATCGACAGAGACTTGTCCGTTTGGCACAGCTTTTCGATAAACGCATCAAGGCGTCTAATTCCATGGACGATGTCTTCCGGAAGGTATCCCCCAAGATTATCACAGGGAAGAAAGTACGACCACAGACAGCTAAGGTTTCTATAAACAAAGCTATGAAAGTCGATCCTGGGAAGTACAAAAACTACACGACGCAACCCTCCAGTGATAAACTGTCTAAACAGATCGTACATGGTCTCAAACCTGTAGTAAAAAACACCAACGTAGAGGGATATAAGAAATCCTCAGGAAACAAGCGTTTTAACATAGGGAAACTCGAGTGGAAGAATGTCACCAACACAGCGTATGTCAAGAATGAATATTCATTGCGTCCAGAAAATGCCAAGCCACTCCCCAAGAATATGAACACCTCCAAGACACTGTATGGATATAATCCCAGGAGAAACCAATGGGTACCAAAAACGTTACTCGATAAGGCTGCGAATATCCCATTTGTTGGTTTAAAGAAATGAAACCAAATACATGTATAAATGATCTACACTGCTCCCACCAAAGGTGAAGATGGTCTCTACTTTGTGAAGGTTCTCAATGACGACAAGCGTAAGTGTCTTGTCCAGCTCAACAAAGTGAAGGTTACTGACGTATCAGGTGACGTCGCTATGGATATCGTTTCGGATGTCAACACCCAGAGGATCGAATGTATCGATACGCGTAACCTGGAAGCGGCCCTCGAGAATTGTGAATCATGGTTTGGTAAGAAGTTGTCTGAAAGTGTCATCAAGGGTGCCTATACATCCGCACTCGACTCGGGTACAATGACATGTGACCGCCTCGATGTTACCAAGGTTTTCAATGCACAACAGGGTACCGTCGAATTTGATACTCTCCAGCCCGAGAAGACTTGTGATGTCATTCTCGAATTCGCCGGACTCTGGTTCGCCAAAAAGGCATTCGGTCCAACATGGAACGTTGTCCAGGTCAGGGTCCATGATGACCCAATCATCGATACTTACCCAGCCGAGTATGCTTTTGTCGATGAAGATGACCAATAAAAAAATTGTTATACATATATAAAAGATAATGAAGGGTCGTAAACAGAACATCGTGATGTTGGTCGCCGTCGCTGCCTTGATCTTCCTGCTTTTTTCCATGAACAATAAGTCGAGCTACACTATCGTCGAGCGTCAATACGCGCCTTTCGGTATGGCCCCCTCCGCGGGGCCCGCCGCTGCCCCAACCGATGCCGTGTGTGGTGGCATGAACAAGGGTACCGGCCTCGCTTCCTCGCTCCTCCCCCGTGAGGTTGCCTCCGCGGAAGATTTCGGTCAGTTTGCCCCAGAGGACATCCTCGCGGGTCAAAACTTCCTTGAACCCCGTAAGCAGATTGGTTTCCCCGAGACTGTCGGTGGTGCCCTCCGCAACGCGAACCAGCAGATCCGTAAGGACCCTCCCAACCCCAAGGAACCCTTCGTGTGGAACAACTCCACCATCGTGCCCGATCTCATGCAGCGTGGTCTTTGCGCTTAAAGATTTAGTTCTAGTATTTAATAATAACCATGTCATCAGTTGCACCTGACCTCTCCGAGAATGTATCTAAACTGGTAGAGCTCACAAAACAATTAACCGATGCGAAATCTGATATCAAGGTTCTCACTCAGGAGGAAAAACGTCTCAAGGAAAAAGTGAAAAAGCACATGGTCGAACAAGGTATCGATACGATTAACCTCAGGAAGGGTAAAATCAGTATACGTAAATCAGTCAGGAAATCTGGTATGAGTAAAGATGCCATCAAGGATGGTTTAATGACATTTTTCGGTGGAGACGAAACTAAGGTCGAAGGAGCCCTAAATGCAATTAAAGATGGACTTAAAACGAGAGAATCTACTTCAATATCCCTAACTGGTATAAAGGAGAAGCCCGAGAAAGAAGATAAGTAACTAACCATGGTCTGGAGCCAATACGTATACGAAGCGAACATCGGCCTTGATGCCGATGTAAGCGACGACGATGAATTTAATGAATACACTCCTCTGAATATCGAAGACTGGGAAGTCGAATACTCAGATGAATTACACATGATGTGGGATACCATCAGGACCCTCCTATATGATGCAAGAGTTGAACACATGGGGAAATTTTGTGACTTTGTGGAGTTTTGTTACACGGAACATGATCCATACAATGAACGTACACAAACGGAACGAGACGATGTACTTTTTCATATTTGGAAACATGTCAGGCGAATCGTAAATAACAATGGAATGCACGAAGATATTATGCGGGGTGCCTCCTATGATCATTTCGCGCATTTCATGGAAAATTATGTATGCTTATATTAAATGCTCGCCGATATCACCGCTCAAAAAGTTGCCATCCCCGCCGCCCTTTTTCTCGCACTCAGCCCCGGTATTCTCGTGACCACCGCGGGCAAGAACGTCAAATTCATGAACCGCAAGACCGCACAGCCTGCTGTGTTCTTCCACGCGCTCGTGTTCTTTCTCGTGTACAGTCTCATCGCCAAGGCTATGGGTCTCGTACTCACCAAGACCGACCTGCTCGTGACCACTGCTCTCTTCTTGGCTCTCAGCCCCGGTCTACTACTCACTCTTCCCCCAGGATCGGGTGGTGTCTTCCGTTCGGGTCAGACCAGTCTCCCAGCTGTCGTGACACACGCGGTCGTGTTCGCGGTCGTGTTTGCGGTTTTGCGTCGCCAATTTCCTCAGTTCTATTAAGTAAGAAGATGAAGTATCTCATCCTTGGCCCGGCATCAATGGGACTATTTTCACTCATTGGCGCTTTAAAGGTACGCGAGACGCAATTGGCAGATGTGAAGGAAATTTCAGGATCTTCGGCGGGTGCAATTTTGGCACTCTTTTTGGCCATGGGTATGTCTGTAGATGAAATCCTCGAGGAATCTTTATCATTAGATATCCCCAATTTTGTTAAAATACGTATCGGTTCCTTTTTTAACAAATTTGGTTTTGTTGATATGGGACCTATACGCAAAAAGTTGGTGGACATATGTGGTTCCGATCCTAGCTTTATAGAATTGGATATGAAAATATATATTTCAGCATATTGTATGAATACTACTGAAACTGTCTATTTTTCACGGGATACACACCCCAATATGAAGGTAATTGATGCCGTCTGTATGAGTATGGCGGTGCCTTTTATATTTGCATGTGGAAACTATGAAGGAAAAACGTATGTGGACGGTGGGATGAAGGAGGAATTTCCACTCACACCATTTTTAGATAAGAAACCACACGAAGTTACATGTATTAGAATTAAAATGGACAAAATATATCGAGAAAGTATCGATAATCCCAAACAATTTGTGGATATACTCGTTCGTTCAGCACTATCAAATCGCGAGAGCTTCAACACACCGATAGAGGTGGTCGAGGTTAATGTAGGCTGTACGGATATATTTGATTTCAATATGGAATACGAAGAAAAGCTACGATTGTATACAATTGGATATTCGACATAACACTTTTTTTATCAGTTTACTATATATGATAGAGGTTTGCGATCCAGACGCAGATCTTGACATCCTGAAAAAACTCATCAAGATGAACACAGGACACAGTATTAAACTGACAAAAGAACAAACATGCCAGGTCTATGACGATATCAAGGCGGGGAAGTTACCTCTCCCACCTATGATTATGAGCGCAAATAGGACGTACCTCGTCGATAAGAAGTCACCACTCAGACCCACGGATTATGATACACTCTTTGATTCGTCATCTAAACGTGATGATATTAAGAGGGTCGCGCGTAAGGTTGGTCTCCGGCAATTCGACCAGATGACGAAGAGTCAAATGATCGATTCTATCGGTAAGCGTTTGAGGTTCATGAAAGTTCATGAACCCGTAAAGATTGGAAGGACCCCAGTCAAGAAGGAACAGTTCAATAACACAGCAGTGGCGAACAACACAGCAGTGGCGAACAACTTCAATAACACCACCACAGT